GTAAAAAATGATACCCAACTTGAATAACGTTTGATGCAGTTAGCGCCATTGATTGATCTAGTGACGTCCCATCACCGTCACTATTGCTAATTAGGTATTCAACTTCGCTTGGCAATTCAATAAGCGGCGACGTTGACCACATTGCACCATTGAGGCTTGTTAGTGTTGCACCTGTAAACCCGTCAAATTCTGCACGAGCTTTGTACGCCCTGTAGCGCTCTTTTGATTCTTTACTGGTCTTGTCTAGGTCGTTAGGGTTTGGCAAGTAAACAAGCGCGTTGTCGCTGTTTTTTATGGCGAACTCACCTTGCACGCAATCTCTAATCTTTCGAACCTCATCTATAGTTTCATTATAGATTTTGTTGCGAATGCCCATTATTGAATCTGTCATTTAAAAATAGCCTTGATAAATTTTCTTAATTATAGCATCAATTAGTTGTTGACATTAGCGGCGCGGTTGGTAAGATTGTAAAACTTAAATAAACAGGAAGCAAAATAAATGAAAGAGACAAAACGCTTATGGGATTACATCGATGACAATCACGGTGGCAGCGCGTCGGCATTCTCTCGCGCAATAGGAAAATTTAGGCAAGAAGTTAATCGTTGGAATTGTAAATTTAAGCCGCCAGAATATAAAGGCCGCTGGTATAGCGCAATCGTTCATGACGGCTCAGTGTGGATGTTTTGCGACTACAAACGCAAGGATTACAAGCTAATGGAAATTGATGGGGTTATGTATCGACACGTTTTTAGTTTGGAGAGTGACAAATGAGCAAATCAAGAAAGCAAAATAAAAAACCTTGTCCTGAGTTGGTGAAGTCACTGGCTTACGCTGCGTGCTTTTGGGCTGGCATTGGCGCGGCTTACTGCATTGTTTAACACATACACAAAATACAAAACTAGCGTGACAAGTATTTCTGAGCGTGGAATAGCGATTGCTGCGCCTGTTTTGTTTTTATTATTTTTATGGTGGGTTTATGACTAGGTATCAGTTTAAGCAAAAGGTTGTAATAAAAGAAACTGGTGAAGTTAAGGAAATTTGGAGGGCTAACTTATTATGGGATGGAAGTTATCACATGATGGATGACACCATGTACCACGAAAGTCAGTTCTTTGTGCCAGTTGAAGTATGGCAACAAAACACAATATTAAACGTAGGCGCTAAAAATCTAAAAGAATTAGCTATTGCTAAAAATTCAGCGGTAATAGCTAATCAGGCAATTATTAATATGATGGAGATTTAAAAAAATGAAAGATGGATTAAGTGTGTTAAGCGTTTTTGATGGGATGAGGTGCGGACTTCTTGCGTTAAACGAATCAAAAATAAAAGTAGATAATTACTACTTTTCTGAAATTGACGATAACGCAATAAAAACGGCAAACTTAAATCTCCCTGGGTGCATACCTGTTGGTGATATTTTAGGATGGAGGGATTGGGATATTGATTGGTCTAGTATAGATTTACTTATAGGAGGGTCGCCCTGCCAGGGGTTTAGCGCCGCCGGCAAAAGGGCAGGAACAAAGGCCGAGCACGATGGAGATATAATAATTGTCGATAGTCGTGAGATGTACCTAGACCTAAAAAGTAAAGGAGCTAACTTTTTGTCTCACTCGTACCTGTTTTGGGAGTACGTTCTTCTTCTTGATTTGATAAAGAGTAAGAATGAGTCTGTTATCTTTTTGCTTGAAAATGTAAAAATGAGCAAAAATAACAACAAAATGATTACATCGGCGCTTGGTGTTGACCCTATTTTTATAAACTCAGACATTATAACCGCTTGCTCTCGTCCTAGGTTGTACTGGGCTAACTTCGATATCACCAAGCCACAACCCAGCGGTGTGACGTTTGGTGATTTTGTTGATTATTCTTCTGAGGATAACGTAATGTCAGATTCATGGGTAAAATGGTGGAAAGCAAACAAGGAGCATCAAATAAAAAAAGGATACTCATCTATAGTTAAAAGTAACGAAAAAGGGCGCTGCATGACCGCTAGGCAATACGCGTCATGGAATGGTAACTTTATCATGACGCCATCCGGGAGAATAAGAAAGCCAACCAAGGAGGAGCTAGCAAGGCTAGTTGGTGCTCCATATAATTACTTCGATAGCACAACACAAAGACAGGCGGAAATAATGACCGGAAACGGGTGGTCTATTCCGGTAATCTCACATATATTTAAGTGCATTAATCAATCCCCGCAAGCCTAAAAGCCTTATCAGCAACGCCGCTTTCTTTTAATTCTTTAATTGAAAGCGGTCGACCTGTCATATCTGAAAATTTACTAATTGGTAGCTTTCCATCTAAAAATAACTTAGCCCCTGTTACACCTAAACTTGACTCAACGAATTTACGCGGTTGCAATCGCAAAAACTCATCACTAGTCATATCGCTAGGTACTTTTTGCACTCCGTAACGATCGTCTTTATTGCCTCGTCGCTTGGTAGAATAGTCAACGTCGTTAGTTGTTCCTTGTACCGCTGGCTTAGTACCTTCTAGTGGGTCTATTCCTTTTAACCTTACCAAGTAAGTACTACGGCAATTAATATGTTGCGGTATGCGCGGATAGTTTTTATCTTCAATAGGCCATTCTTGTAAGTTCCATTTCATGCACGTTTTTGATGTGCGGTTGTCCATAACGGCGTAAAAAATGCGCGTCTCGATAATGTCTTTGTTCGCCGCATATGTTCGGTCACGCGCTGAATTTGAGTAATGACTAACGCCCGTGCGAACTAATGCGTCCGCTTGGTTTTTTACCTTCCCTTGCAGTATTCCACCTTGATATAGCTTTGTTCTGCGATTGTATGTGCCGCGAATATTTCTTTCTATTTCGCTATTGGTTAAATCCGCATTGTAACCTGCGTCAATTTGACCAATTATCGCTTTACTTGACGAATCTATGTTGTTTTTGACGAATTGTTCCCACGCTCCAGATTGAGCAGATGAGCCAGAAGTTAAAACCATTGTTGCAGCATTTGCATAACTTGCTAGTATTTTTTCATCAGGGACTTTAAATGGTTGACCTAAGAAATCGTCGTAAATATCGCTAACGTGTTCAGCATCAAGGGGCATCATTTCAATCATGTCTTGCGTGACTAAATCAAATCCGTTAGCCATATCCGCGCTAATTGCTTGACGTATGATTGAGTCAATTTGCTTTCTGTCTGCTTTATTTAACGTTGAGTATTCGCCAAATTCACCAAGCAGTGATGGCAATTGTTTAGCAAAATCATTGATAGACTTGCCGATATGCAAATTAATTAGATGTGATGCAAATCTAGCAAGGTAGGATTCGCGCCTTACCAATGATTCAATTATTGTGTCTTCGTTTGGTGCTGCCATAAAAAAGCCCTATTCGATGATAGGGCATTATAGCATTTTTATTTGAAATTTTAGTGAACGCCTTGAAACCTCATTATTCTGTATTTTAAGGTCTCTAGGTAACAATTCATTTCGTCACGCTGCTTGCATAGTAAAAACCTATCCTCTACAGGAAGATCTAAAAACAAGTCGCCCTCGTCAATGAATTTACTTAGCGACTCTATTTTTATTTGGAGTTCGTCTCGCTCTTTAATCACTCTTAATTGATAATCCTGCATATTACTCTCTCTATGTTATGTAACGCATATCGGTTACAGTGTTGTTATGTTACTTGTTTGTGTTACGGACCAACTACATCATTACTCATTTATTAGCCTCCACAATACATTCAAGAATTGCGCGTGGCCAATCCTTATTAATAAAAACCAATGTAACACTTCCCTGTGCAATGTCAACAATTACTTTTCTTTTTGGGTGTTTGCGTAGTTAACGCCGAATGACGCGGTAACTATCACACCGTAAAGTGTGGTGATTGGTACAAATAAATCAGTCATTTTTGTTGTTGCGTTGCTAAGCGCAATCAGTACGTGGTCACCGCTGGTGAGTGAATCGCCCATATACATGCAATAAAACAATTCTATCAGTATCATGGCTGCCGTGGACAGCAAGTAAAATCGATACATAGTGCCAACATTTCGAGATTGATCGCGCCGCATTCGCCCATTAGGGTCTAATGTTTTTACCATTATTGCCTTGGCTTCTGCGGCCTCTTTGTCTGTCTCAATCCATTCTGACGCTATATTTTCAATTGATTTTATAGCGCCGCCCGTAAATAAATCTGTAAACCATCCCATATTAACCTCTCTAAAATATTCTGATTTTTGGTGGCGTGTACGCATGATGTATAACAGACGTTACGCGATAACGTAGCGCATCATAATCATGATCCTCTTGCTCTGTATCTATGTCATCAGGGTTTTTGCTGTCCCGCGATAGAACCGGAAATCTTGATATAATGCCCCTGCAATGCTCCATAAAGTATAACGCTGGGCGTTCACCTATTCCGCTTTCCGTGCCTTTGGCCTCTAGCGCAGCCTCTAACAGCTCACAAAGAAGTGCAGCTCCAGCCATCCGACTGCCAGCTTTCTTATCTGACTTTTCCCACTTAACGCCTACTTTTGCCATCTTGTCAGCGATTGACACCATTTCGTCATCAGCATTGTTTATCGCATTGTCTGCCGCGCCAGCTTTAACTTTCCCTTTTACCATATTGGGAATTAAATTCAGCTCGCCTTTGTGAACGCTTGGCAGCTCTGGGTTTTTGCCCGTTAGCGACTCATCGACATACTTAACCATTTTTGCCACGTTTGTAGCAGACATTTTAACGCCAGTATTGTGCTCGTCAGCCTCGCAGCCGTAGTATTCACCAATACAAATTATGCTACCCTTTGCTGGCGTCCACTCCTTACCGTCGATTAATACAGGATTTCCGTTAGCCTCAGCAAACCATAGGTTACTAAATGGCTTTGACTCGCCCCAGTCATGCGACCTGTCAACGTGCCAGTCACTAGGGATATCAAAAGCTTTAACTACGTGAGTATTATAATCCCAAAGATGATCAAACCTGCCGCCGCTTGTAACGTCCCAAGAACCATCAACCCAAGCCTTTCGCTTGTTAGGATCTTTAATAGCCATTAAAAACGCGATGTATTGCATATCAAGAAATTTATTTTCTTTCCATGAGCCATGAATAGCAACGCGAGTTAAAACCACCTCTTCTTCTGAATCGGTTTTAGGGTTAACCACTTTTGTTACATTTCGTGCTACGGTTCCCCTAGGTGCGGGATCTATAAACCTCTTTTTGACCCAAGTATGTCCAACACCAAATGGATTAGTAGTGCTAAAACACATTAATGGTATTGGCGGCAGTAATGACCCATCAGGTTTTGGGTAGTCTTCCGGCCTAAACGATGAGCGCATACACGAAAACATTGATTCGTAGAATTCGGAATCGGCACGTTTTGTTAGCTCGTTATGCCCAACAAATGGGAATTCTTGTCCGTGGTAATTCCAGTATCCGTCTGCGTCTTTTTCGTAGCGGAATAGCAATTCTTCGCCAGTAGGCCAACGCCATTTTAAGACGCTGTTTGATGAAAGAAATACCGCGCCGTCATTGAACTTGCTAAATAGCTTTTTTGACTGCGCAATAATGTCATCTAAGTTTTTGTAGGCAATATCAAATATTACGCCCTTCCAGAACGCGCCATAACCAAGACCGACATAAGAGCGAAACTTCATTAGCTGCGTTGCTGTTTTTGAGCTTCCTCGCGTTCCCTCAAATAATATCTCATTGCATGGACATGACAACGCCAAAGACTGTCCGCCGCTTTGTGGCTGTATGACAACATTGTAATTACTTGCTTGCATTCAGTATCGCGCCTTGCTGCGCCTTTGCTACGTCTTCCCAAGAATCAACGCTGTCCGCAACTGGAACAGGCATGATATTTTGAACAACAACTGTTGCATCCTCTTCTTCTTTGTCACCCCAGAACTCCTTGTTATACCTACCAAGCGCTTTCAGTGCTGCGGTTGCGTCAGGCAAGCAAACTTTTTCCGTAACCTCGACTTTTGTTTCTATGCCGTTTTCCGTGGTTGTTTTTCTTTCTTCGTAGTCGAACCCAATCGCTTTTTGAACTAATGCCGTTTTTAATTTTTGGCACAGATTCATTGTACCCTCACGAAATGCTTTGGCGAATTCTGGATAGCGATTAACCCAGTCGTGCGACATTGTTGGGCGTGATATCTCGAAAAACTTAGCGATTTGATCGTCGGACATTCCTAGTTCTGCTAGTTTTGTGTAGTTTTGCGGGTGATAATCTGGATCGTACTTTTGATTAACGTGCTTTACTCTGCCGTCTGGATTTGTTGGTACGCTTTCTGGCTGTGCCATGTTAATAGACCCTATTTTATATGACTGCGCGACTCGCGCCTTGTGTGGGTATTATAACATATGAATTTTAGGCAATAAAAAGCCGCTGTGATAGCGGCCTGGTGTTACTTAATAAGGTGTTACATAAACAGCTTAACTATCCACGCAAAGGCGATGATAACGCTCGGGTAAAATATCGCAAAAGACAGCTTCTTAAGGTGATTAACTTCATATACGCCTTTCTTGCGCCTATACTCGGTTTCCATCCATTCTTGACCTCCCTTTTGATTAAAATTAATCAGCACGCCTAGCCCTATCGCGTGAGCAATTCCTAGGCTAAAGTCTGTTAGCGCGCCTAGGACAAACCAATTCCATAGCACGCATACGGCAAACCCTTTGGCTATAATGCCAACCGCACCAACCGATATTTGAGCCGCTAAATCGCCAAGCTCCATAAGCAGCTCTTGTTTTTTGTTATCTTGCATTTTCTTTCTCACTTAGTTAATCGAATTTGAATATTACCACGCTCAAGCGCCAAGTCAACAGCTATTTTATTTTAGGCAATAAAAAACCCCAATTAAGGGGCTAAAGAATCGACCGCAAAACCTGCAATCCTTATTTCTTTTTGTGCCTAAACTTCAAATACGGAAGATTTGCTAATTAGGTCTTGTAGGAAATTCATAATAGCAACTCACTGCTTAAAAAAACAACCCTGCAATCCCACAAATGCAATAATTATTTCTTTTCTTGCGCCTCTATTAGTTGCTTTATTAGTGCGTCAGTACTTGATTCTTTCGTTGATTCGTTAATCATGTTGGCACAAAATAAAAGAACTATTGCCCCTATAAACTTCCACCATGCGCCGCGAGCCTCTTTTTTTAGTTCGCTTACTTGTTCTGTTGTGCTACTGTTTGTCTGTATATCCCTGCTATGCGATTCAACAGTTTGTTCTATTTTTGACACTCTCTTTTCAATGCCGTTTATTTCCACCTGCCTAGCTTCATCATTAACTAATGTTTCGGCTATTTTGTCTAGCGCTTTCTCCATCTTATCGGCACGCTTTTCGTTATTCTCGTTTGTTACCTTCTGGATTTCTATAAAGCTTGCTAGGGCCTGTAGTGTTTGGTCTTGCTGGTTCGACATTTCTTAGGCTCTTAATTAAAATTAACATTGCGATATATAATATCACAGAATCTGTTATAAATAGCGCGACTATTATCGCTAACAAAATCAAATCCATCTTTTCCAGCTATTAGTAGTGCCGCGATTTCGACGGCTGAGTATATGTTATTCATACATAGCGGCGCGTCATGTTTGATGTATGACAATATCGCATAGTTCGAATAATCTAAAAATAGCAGGTTAAAAATGCTGGATATAACCATGCAACAAACAAGCATTAATGATAGCACAAGTTGGATTGACTTAGTTTTAGGCAGTAATAGCCAAGATAATAAGGCTGCAACCGTGTAGCATATCGATATAAAAACAACGTACACGCTGTAACTGTATTTATACAGTTTATCGGCTGTTAATTCAGAATCCAAAAAAAGGCCAGTCAAAAAACTGGCACTTAAAATCAATAGTAACCTCATGGCTTACCGATTAGTCGGTGGTGGTTTGGTTGTGTTACCGCCTTCGTCGTCATCTTTCCCAGCATCCATATAACCGTCAATGCCGCAGCCAGTGCCGTGAATGCTACCGCTACCGCCGCCAATGCCGTTAAACTCACTATCCCACATTTCTTCTGATTTACGCATAATACTACCTCTCTTTTAAACGAATGTTGATTATAGCATGAATCATGATTTACTTTGAAGCCTCTCGATCTCGCGTTCATAGTTTTTAATGTCTTTCTCTGCCGCCTCAAATGCTGGATAGTCGCCGCGATTTCTTGCGACTTCTAACTTTTCTTTAGTGCGCTCTATTGCTGATTTGTAGTAGTTAATCACTAACTATCCTCATTCAATGTTATTGTGAATTTGTTTGATTGTATCAACCACTCAATGGCAGACTCAATGTTAACGCAGCCATTAACCACGGAGGACATAGCATCACGCAGCTTTTCTTCGTCGGTTCGGGTGTCTATTGGTGAAATCTCATTTAACTTATTAACCGATATTGCAGCGTATGGAATCCCGCTAACAAGCTCTTTCATTTCTCCAACAACGTCATCAATGCTCGTATATCCAATACTCGTACACAACTGATTGTCGCCATCTAGATAATCACTACCAACAGGCGGTAACTCTCCGCGATCGTGCATTTCTTGCGTAAATACGGGTTTAGCTTCGATAGCATCGCCATTCGATAGAGGCTTGCTTATGGCTGAATCATTAGGTGTTACCATGCAGTCAAAGTCTACTTTTTCATTGCTTAACCCGTTATCGACAATAAATGCAGCAACCATATCGGCGGCAGGGGTTGCCCAATGATTTTCACTGAATGTTATAGGTTCTTTTAATGACGTTAACCACCCAGCAAAAGCGTATAAAGCAGTGCTCGCATTGAGCTTCGATTCAGCCTCAAAATTAGGGCTCAAAGGCGACTCACTTTCATGCGGATAATGCTCCCCATTATTGCCATTTTGACCAATTGCGTCAATGCGTGAATTGTCAGGCCATTGATTTTCACCAGTCGGCGCACTAAATGTAATTGCTCCAGATTTGATTTTATAAATCACTTCATTTTTTAGCGGATGCTCGCTTAGTTTAATTGGCTTTCCAATCTTACTGTAATACTCATCACGCGCCATTGCAGTTAGGTCGTGGCGATTGTCGTGGGTTGACTTGACGTAGATTTCACTCGCCTTGCTGGCCGTTTGCCATATTCGCGCGATTGAATTTGAGTCAATTTTCTTTGGGGTTCCGCAAGAGTCAATGCACCAGTCACCACCCTCCAATTTAAGCCCACGCCCCAAAAACCATTCAAGCGTCGGATAGCCTCGGCCTGTTTGGTCGGTTAGGTCTATGAGGTAACATGATGCGTTACATTCATAGTCTCCGTATGCTTTTTCCCACTCAAATAATGTGTCTTTGTTCATATACCAGAAATCGCCATCCTTTACTCCCCTTCCAAATTGAAACGCGGAGCGGCCAATGTGAACATGAGTAGCATCTTTAGTATTCACAAGTGTAAAATTATTTTGCATTTTTCTTTCTCCAGTCGTGCGCTATATTGTGCGCCTGTTGCATTGTTATTCCGTTTTCGTCTGCTAATCTTCTGCGTTCTACCATGTCATCAGTAGCTAGCAGTCGACGCAATTCGCCAGTTATAGCCCTAGAATATTGTCTAACTAGCTTTTTTGCGTAATTAGGATAGTCGCGTTTAACTATATCCCTGATGTAGTGGTGCGGCGCGTTCAGTTTTTGAGCCACCTCGCCAATGTTGCTACATTCCTTCATTGCCGCTAACAACTCTGAGTTAGTAAAACCACGCTGCATTACTAGTTTACTAAGAATCTCAGGTTGATTCATTTCAATCAGCCTATAAAGCCTAGCGTTAGTGTTATCAAGCCCCAACCTAGTGACCAGCGCGTTGAACCCCTCTTTTGGCGTTCTTTTTTGCCCAAGAAGCCATTCACACTCACTCTCAAGTGTGAAGTCTTTCCCCATATCCTTCACTATGCGCTTTGCCGTTGCTGCTGCTCTAGCCTCATCACCAAGCATGATTAAGCCCTTTTGTCAGAATTTGCAGCGCTGCACAACTCAGGGAATGACGCCGCGTAGTTTGATTGCTCGTAACGCGCATTACAAAGCTCATAAGCCTCTCGCGTTTCTGAGTTATTGCTAGCGCTTTTCCATGCTTCAGCCGCCTTTGCCTGCTTACCTTCGCGCTCCAGTCGAAGCGCCTTAATTGCCAGTCGTTTACATTCTGTCATTTTTAAATCCCTTGATTTTGTTTGTTGTGGTTAATTTATATCTTTGATTGCTGCGCGTCAACAATTATTTTAATTATTTTCCCACGCGCCCATATTTTCAAAAATATTCATTGCTAAATCACCCTCGTTGATTAGGTCAATTCCACTCGGTGATGCAATCCAGCCAACGTTAACTTTGTGAGCAGGGTTTACACTGTCGACTAATTTTTGGTGACACTCTGTTAACTCATCTATCATATTGCGCTGATATTTTAGCTCGCTAGTAAATGGTTGGTCTGTTTTCATGTAAACCTCGCCAGTCGTTGGCACTTTGCAGTGCACAGCGACCAAGCAAGACCATTTATGCGGCACGCCACAAATCGCATTAACAAGCGTTTCCGTTGCGCTGATGAATTCACCTTTGCGGCCATCCAAAACAAGAGCTGGCGCATCACCAATATTACAAATTAATAGATCTTTTACGCTTGCTCTTGCGATACGCTGCAGTCTTGCATGATTGCAGTTCTTTTTGTTGCGCCTTTTCATTAATACCCCCGCGCCTTTTTCTTTAGCTCTGCAATTTCAGCGATTGCGTTATTGAGTTGATTTTCTAGTAGTGCGTTTTCGTGTGTTAGATTGGATATTTTGCTTACGTAATTTTTCGCCATCTTTCCCATATCAACTGCGTGAGATTCAAGCTCTTTTATGCGCTCTTGGTTTTCGTCGTGCGCGTTAATTGCGTCAGCCGCTACCTGAGCGTCAAATGGAGACATTAAGGCCACCTGATTCTCAAAATCGTGACAGTCGATTGGTAAATCAAAAACATCACTCATTTTAATATCTGTCATAATTACCTCCCCTTACCAATGTTTTTAATGCACGTTAGGTAAATATTGTTTTCAAATCGAATGGCCTGCATTTTGCTGTATTCATCAGATGAGTAATTAGGTGTATCGTAGGCGGCAATAGCTGATTTGTCCAGTAGCGGATCAACCTTGGTTAATTCAATTATTTTTGATAATTTAACCCCGCTTTGTTTAGCCACAATTATTTTTTAGCGATCATCGCTGCATTTAAGCAAACGGATTTTTGCATTTTTGTTAATTGAGCTGTGGCCGTAAATGAGGTTAATGCTAATGATAGTAATATTAATTTTTTCATGGTTATTTATCCGTCTTGGTTACGCGATAGCCCAAATCATGCAATTCACATTGGTCTAATGCGTTTTCGCTGTATTTCAATAAAATCTCTTGGATTAAATCAATCTCAATATCACGTTGCGTTTTCAATGGATGACAATCCGAGCATTCAAAACGACATAGGCCATGAAGCGCGCTCTCTCCAATCACACCACCTAAATAATGTTCACCTACGCAATTCCACTCAGTGCCGAATGCGATAAATTTAGCGCCCAACGGAACCAATGCGTTAGCATCTGCCATTTCTTGCGTGAAGATTTGCTTTTCTTGCTGTGGCTTTGGTTGGGTTAGCAGTGGTCGCCACTTCGTTATAGCCCCCAAGGCGTTGACGCTCCAGTACAAATCACCTGCAAAGCATTCAGTGGTCGTATATTCAGTTTTTGCCTCAATCTCACCCCTAAACTGTGGCTCTTCACCCGTGTTTTTTCGCCATGCGAATTCTGTTATTTCGTCACTGCTCCATCGCGATGAGCTGTCGCCGTTCACTGCGGCCACCCATCCTCCGCGACTATATTCGTTACCAATTCTATCATTGCAGGAATCACCGACAACAAACTCCAGCCCCAAATCTTTATAGTGTTTTACTGTGTTCATTTTTTCTTCCCCTTTCAAATAAAAACCCAGCCTATCACGGCTGGGTTATGCTTTTAAATTACAAATCTTGCTTTATCTTCTGCATCTTCTTTATTGTCAAACTCCCACTCACCACACAATCTAGCGTTGATAAATAACTCAACTTGGTACGCGCCTTTATGCTCTGTTACGTGAGCTGTTCTGTTTCCGTCTGAGATAGTCATAATAATTTCCTTTAAATCGGCTTGGGCGAATTCCCTTACTCGATGTGGTTATATTATTATGGGCGCGTCACTGTGTCAACGGTTTTTTGAATTAATTTTAATTAAACATCAAAGTAAGCAGCATTCCCGTCCCACTTTAATTTTTTAGGGTTGAATTTTGGGTTTTGTTTTCTGGCTATATTTTTGCGCGTTTCGACGCCAAGCAATGACTTGTTACAGCAATCAATCATTCCATTGAGACCAACGAAGTGCGCTTGATAAAAGTAACGCATTGGCTCAAAGTTGCCAGCCTTCTCTCTTGTTACTTTAAATGGAATAACTTCATAACTTCCACTGTTAAACGTACTGGTAAATTCATTTAACTTGACGTACTCATTAGCAACCATTACATTAACCTTTATTGCTTTGTTCATTTTTTTACTCCGAAAACAATCTATTAATAACAATATCAAACTTATCTGGCAGTGCTAGCATTAACTGTTTGAGTGTGCGCTTGCTTGCTGCGACGTCAAGAATTCCATCACGGTCAATGTCTGCAATTGATTCGCCAACCAAGATGCAACCCTTAGTTTGCTCAGTAAAGTTACCAGCATGAATCAATATATGACTGCGTCCAGCCACGTTTTTAATTGATATGCAATCACCGAAATTCGGCGACACATGCTTTTCACATTCATAAGTGCCAGCAGGAATGCAGCTAATATTTTGTTGATTATTAATCCACGGCAATTCCAGCGTGTAACATGAAAAACCACCATATTCCATTGAGCCGATAGTGTTATACGGTGTTTCGATTGTATTTAGTTTTAGTTGCATTGTTCGCCATCCTTCATCATCAAAAACACAACCATTGCGGCGCGTAGCGGGTTTTTGTCTCTGAACTCATGCGTCCATTCACCAACATTGTCGCAGCACTCACCGTCCAAAAATTCCAAGTTAGCCACAGCAAAGTGCTCTTCAATTAAATCGATTGTTGTTATTTTGCTTTCAATCATAATCGGCCAGGCGTCATTTGAGTTGTTGCACGGGTCAAACATCTTGTTTTCTACTGACAAAAAACGCCCGCAAGCTGATGCTAAGTAATCAAGCCCCAAACAGATGGCGGTTAGTTTATTAATTTCAAAGTCGCTTTTTTCTTCGTATTTATTCACTTACATTCTCCTTTAGTTGATTAATAATACTTTCACGTACGAACTCAAACATTAGCACCTCGCTGATTTCAAACTGCTTACCGTCTTGCTCTGTGTACACGTGCGTTAATTCATACACCTCATGCTCGCTCGGTTCGTCGCGACCGCCGTCATATGCAGGGTGAAAATAACCCCACACGTAACAATCTATAGTGCGACCATTAATGTCTATCGTTACTAGTTCTTCGGTTATTGTGTTCATTGTTTAATCCTCAAACAATCCTCAGCAACTTGTATTGCTTCGGTTGTTATTTGTTTGTATTGCTCTACCTGCCTCTCTTTGCTGTGAAGCATGACATTTAGCAGGACTATAACAACACACAGCGCAACAGTAACAAAACAATGAATATTGTCTAGCGTTTTATTTTTCATGGTAACCCCACGGATAGCTTTACTTTTGTTTCTGTAATATCGCCACTTGAATTTATCTCGCTCAATAGCTCAATATCAACAACTTTGACCTCTTCTTTATCGTTAAACTCTCTTATAAGTTTACTTGTATCCATTTCAAGATACATTTTTTGTGTTTTAGCTTCACGATCCACCTTCCAATGAGTCAACCACTTCCTTAACTTTGTACTCAGCCATCTCTATATCAAACTTTTCGAAGGCGCTATCGGCATCATCAAAAGAGTAAAACTTCAAGTTGACTGAGCAAACCCCGAACTCTTTAAGACAATTAAAGCTTAAGCTAACTTGAGGCTTTCCGTCTTCGTCGTTAGAATCATTTACCATAAGAATTTGCCCGTACTTTTCTGAATTAAATATCTTGCAAAAATCTTTCATTTCTTCATTCTCCAATTAAATAATCCACCTCATCATATAGCAATAAGGTGGATTGTCAACGATTAATTAAATATTAATGCGTATATCGAAATTATAGAAATAACTAAAAAAGCGACAGCAGCTACCGTTACAAAAGTACCAATAATAACCCACCCAAAATCAACTATTTGGCGACTTAGGACCCATTGTTTTACTTCATGCGCTAATGCGTCAAACAAAATAAAAGAAAGCGCAGCCCACAAAGGTGAAGTTACAGCCATAATGACAGCAAACTCTTGTAAATCTTTATCCATAATTACCTCGTTAAATTAATTTAAAGTGTTTGGCGATTTCGATTGCTTTATCTCGGCTTATTTCGTCGTAATAACAAAACGTAGAGTGCCCATCGTTATCGCTAGTAGGGTCGCACCAGTGTTTAAATGTCTTGTGCGGGATTGGCTCAACTATCGCGTCAAGCAGGTCAGGGATAATCGACTCGTCGACGCGGTTACCTTTAGCGTCAAAAAACTCGACGTCAATCCCATCTGTGAAATACAGCTCACCCCCTACAAATGCGTAGTGGTCAGCGCTTGGTATCGAGGCGGCCATTTCTATTTCTTGCTGTGTTAGTTCGCGCATTTCTCAACCCTCATTAATCCAAGCTCAGCCAGTTCCTCGTCTGTTAGTGGTGTTGAGTAATCCCATGTAACAATGCCGCTATAGCTAACGTTGGCACTCTGCATTAACTGCACAAAACTGCCATCATCTTTGCGCGGCGTTTCATTGTCTCCACTAACCCAACACAAGCAAGGGTATTCGATTGGCTTTTCGATGATGACGAGCAAGTCTCTGGCGTTCTCCTTGTCGCTGATATATCTTCCGTTGTCATGAAATTGCTCCAGCTCACCGCCGATAACGGCGGCTACTGTAATTCCGTCGCAACAATCAAAATCCTTAACCTGAATAACCTCTCTTCCGTCGCGCGTTTCATATCGAACCGCATCTTTCATTTTGTCGATGCTAAATGGTATTTTTTGTGTTTTCATTGTTGTTCCTTTTCTGGTTGTTATTTGTAGTTGGCTCTAGCCCACGCTAGAACATTTTTGGGTGTTGATTTAATCTGTTGGCTTTCTGGTTTCCATGAGATTCCGCACTCGCTGTTTTCGTCTACCATGGTGTTAACTTCCGAATCAAAAACACCAACCATGTAATCCCACGCTTCCTGCGAGTCATACTCTGTATAATCCATGCCAGAGCAGTCCCAGCACACAAACCAAATCCCATCTTCCACAACGCAGCTTTTAAAACCCATTGAAGCAGCGGCTTTCTTGCATAACTTTTTATATTGGCGTTCTTTCATGAACAATCCTTTCCTAATTGTTATTAACTTAGCGCCCATGCTGCCTTATTGAGATACTGGCGTCAACGGTTATCTTGATTATTTATCGCTATCCTTTATTTCGACATTTCTAGAAACTTCTACAGCGCGTTTTAACGCCTCCTTTTCTCTTGCTGCGGTCACTGCATCAATAGCCTTGTTTAAGCGCTCTGAGACCTCGTTAAACGCATTACGAGCCAAATATAGCTCCTTATCTAAATCATTCATAATATACCTTTTCGTTGTCAACATGATGGAAGTCTAGACGCTTAGACAGCTATAGGTCTAGACGTCTAGACGTCTATAGTGTTAATTAAATGTTAAATTAATATAAGCGCCACAATAATGACGCACGCTATAATTCCAATGTTTTCATCCAGAAATTCCCACAATTCCCACATGTTCACTTATTCACCTCCTGCCACTCTAGCAGCTCTTCAATGCTGATTTTGCTGCGACTGCGGTGTGCTCCTGTTGGTTTTGGCATCTTTAATGGTACATTCCTCATGTCGCAAGAATCCCCATTGAATGCATAAAACCAACATTCA